AGTTGATACTATTGCTGATCGAAAGAGTGTTTGAAATTTAAAATGTTGAAGTATTTTCCATTTGCCAAAACCGAAGGAATTTTCAAGGACTTTAGGCTACAGGCCATGAACCTGGGCTCAAAAGTGTGCGAAATTAACTTTATGCGGAAGGATGTATCTTTTAAGGGGTACAAGTACGTTTGCGGTTTTTCCGAGTTCGAAGAGTTCGTAGTAAACAAGGAACCTGGAGGAAAATGGTTGAGATATGTTGCAATGGTTAGTGTGGTTTGTGGAATAGCTACCGTTTGCATTTATCTCAAGTTGAAGAAATACGGAGATGAAGGACCCTTTCGTAGTAGCATTAAAGGATGGATTCCAAGAGCCCTGCAACGCTTGTTGATTGATAAGACGCGTGTTCAGATTAGGGACGACATGTATCCACTACACCACTTCCAAGATTTAATGGCGAGAGTCAATGAGAATGGACATAAGATTTCTGGTAATTCCAGAGATAATGCTAGGCGATTACTGGTCTCTGAGATCCAGGCCAAAGGTTGTACACCTTTTGAAGTCGCTCCTGCATCTAAAACTTATGTTTCACCCAGTGATTGTGATTTGCAGCATTATTCAGTGCATGATTTGTATGCCCCTGTTAGTACAGCTCGAATTACTGCTGATCACATAATCATGATGGTCGATGTCGATTATTATGTTGAAAATTTGGATGATTATTTTGGAAGAGGGTATTGTGGTGTGTTGCACACGTTTTCGCCTAAGAAAGTATCCGGACTGGATGGAGATTCGAGGTTCCGGATTATCAATAATGAAGTTGAATACGAAGTTGGGGGTGGAGGTCACTGGAAGCATAAAATTTGGGATTGGACTGCAACCGGTGAGTTCCTTGAGTTTAATGCACCAAAGGAAACCATCTGGCAATATTTATTGTCATTCATCGGGATTGATAAAGTTGTTTATCAAAAAGTCTACCATTCCAGACCTTTTAAATCTACCGATGATAGAGCACTCGTTTGGCTTTGCCCACAAACCAGCTGTTATAGGTTCCGCTATTTCGAAACAGACTTAAAGGCACGGAAAATCAAAAGGGTTGATTACCGAAGTACTGTTAGGAATGGCTGGAATTCAATTATAGCTGCGATTGAAGCCGATGATGGTGAGACTAATTTGCTACTACAAAGTTTGGGAAGAGATGGGGAAGACGCATGTGTTAACATGCGAAAAGAGGATGTGGATGTGTTGATGGGGATCGACATGTTGCAGTCCGTTACTACGAGAATGAAGCAGATGGGCTATGATGACCCGAATGATCTTGCTCTATTTACTCAGTACCACAAGAATAAAACTGTACCCAAAGATTGCAGTTTAAGGATTATGAAGAGTGTTAAACCTGATGTCCATTGGCCATTAAGGAGTAATTTTGAAGAGTTTGAAGCCTGTGCAAGAATTTATGCTCCACCGCTGGTTAGTGATCCAAATTTAATCCCGGATATTAAGAATATTGATACATTGAAACTATCTGTTACAAAACGCATAACTGAACACCTAAATACATCTGTACCTAAGGATATATACAAGAATTATGCTATTGAATTTGTTGGATTAGTTCTTAATGGTGAACAGCATGTGGGATTTCCATATGATGAGGAGGAAACGATAAAATTATTGAATAAACCAACTCAGCAAGCTCAAATCAGGCAGATTGTCGAATCGCTGGATGTTGAACCTAGGATTGATATTAAAGCTTTTGTTAAGAAGGAACCAACAAATAAAGCTGGTCGCGTAATTAGTGCCTTTGGAGACTTCCGATTCATTAAGAATTTGAGTAGTTTCACATTGGCCTTCCGCGATGTTATCCTCCATTCGGAAAATAATTCCCATTGGTTCATGCCAGGTCGGAGACCTAAAGAAATCGCCGATACAGTCTGTGATTACGTGAGGAACTTAGTTGAACCAGTGGAAGGTGATTATGCAAATATGGATGGGTCCGTTTCAGCTTGGATCCAAAGAAATGTCATGAATGCAATTATCATGCAATGGGTTTCCGTGGAACACCGTCTTGAACTGGAAGGATTGCTCAATGGTTTGATCCACTGCCCAGCACATGCTAAGCAGTTTAATTTTCAATATACTCCTGGCCCAGGTGTTAAAAGTGGTTCTCCAACCACTTGTGATTTCAATACGATCCTAAATGCTTATGTTATGTATTGTGCCATCAGAAGAACTGACAAGTTGTTAAAACCTAATGAAGCATTTAAATTAATTGGATTGTGTTTCGGTGATGATAGCCTCTTTGAACAAAGGTATGCTAGAGCTTGGAGTCGTGTAGGTCGCGAATTAGGAATGGAACTGAAGATTGAACCATTTGAATCGGAAAAAGGTATAACTTTTTTAGCCCGAGTTTTTCCCGATCCTTGGTCCTCAACCACTAGTTTCCAAGATCCTTTAAGAACAATGCGGAAACTACATCTGACGATGAGACCAAAGCAAATCTCTTTGGAAACAGCCGCTGTCGATCGTCTCTCTGGTTATTTGGTTACTGATGGTAAAACACCCATAATTGGTGATTACTGTCGTAAAGTTGTTAGCCATTACCGGAGGACCGCTACGTATCAAAAGGATAAAAACAAGGATTTACGTGGTGATCGACATTCTGAAAAGAGCTACTGGCTGTTCGGTGATGAAACTGAAAGCTGGCCTCAAGATGAGAAATTACAAGCATTGATGTTGCAGTGTATGGCTGCCCGGTTAGAAATCGAAGTTTCAACTTTAGAACAATTGCAGAAAGAAATCAGAAATGCCGAAGACATCTGGAGCATACCAACCATTGATAGATCGGAACTTGAAGCTCCTTGGAAAGACACTGTCCTATCTGATGGTTTGGAGCTCATGGACGAGTTTAAAATTGTTAAAAGTACTGAGAATGAACAAGCACGAAAGCAAAGTAACATTGTACGAGTATTTAGAGAAGATTCCAAAAGCGATAGAAGAGGTTTTCCAAGATTACCCATACCAACTCCAAGACTTAGACATCCAAGCGCACCACCAATGCCTGAAGAAAGTCCTGAAAACGGTTCAACAATCAACGAACAATTTGTTCGTCAAACCGAAATTACGAGAGTTGATGAATGTAGTCGAGGTGACGACCATACAAACAAGGTCAGTCCCCTTCATGATGTTAGAAGTGGAAAATCAAGAACGGATGATAGTAATGAAAAGTACTGCGAAATTGCTAGAGCTGATGCAACACCAATTGGAAACGTTGAAAGTATCCAACCTAAACCGCGAGAAAACGGTCTTGTCTCAAACGATCAAATTATGCCAGAGACAGTTGAAGGAAGAAGGAATTCCAATGGTGGGCCCACTCGACCCGGAAAATTACAAGGTGAAGACGTTAGAGCTATTCGAAAATCAAGCCCAACAGTTCGGAGCCGTGGTGGAAAAGGTCAGGGAGGTCCAAACATTGTCAGCCCGAATCCTGATATCGTTGAAGGAGGAAGAACAAGTACCAATTCCACTCCAAGAGCAAATATCCAAATTGATAACGGTAGTGGAGACTGTGATGACGGATGTGGGAACGGTTGGACTCAAGTTGGCAAGAGCAGGAAAGGGAAACCCGATGGAGGAAAACGTAGCCAGTCAGATGAAGGGAGACCCAGTAGAAGGAATCAGACCAGGTTTGCTAGCCGCCCCAATTTCAGAGAACGAGGAAGTGGCACAGATCGCAGAACAGAGCGTACTCAAAAGTTTCAAGCCGAGCGCATAAATAGAACTTGGTACTATCCTAAACCCCAAATCAAGATTGATCGAGTAGGAAAAGCCGTGAAAGAAGAGGTTAAACCAGAAAAGATCGATAAGTTGAAAAGTGGTTAAAAATTTTAAAACAAACATACAAAATAATTCCCAGAAGCTTTACCTGGAAGATTACGAAAATTGTAATTGCTTTACGCAACG